AGTGTTCTTGACGAACAAGGACACCCAAATTGGTTCAAGATAGTTCATCACGGCATGATGAACGATTCTGTCCGGGTAATATGGCAACCTGGAAATCAAGCGTTCCTTTGGTTCAAAGATTGTGAAATGATGATATTCGGACGTTTTGAAAGTCTGATTCTTCAAACTTTCGTGCAAGGCAAGAAGATTCGCTTCACGGTTCTTGTCATGGACGCGGACACCATACGAACGCAACTTTCCCTTGCGGGCTTTTTCGTCCGCAAGACGCAAGTTGTCGATGCTGATTATCTTGTCATATAGACCGCCGATTCGCTTCATGTTTCTTCACTTTGCTTGTATAGTAGGACTTTTCGGGTTTCCCCTACCAAGACCGTTTTACGAATGAAATTTTTTGCCCCTGGTTTTATCCAGGTCATGCGCCGGACATTCCGGCGTTTTTGTGGCAAGGTTTCCTTTGATGCAAGATTGTATATTTTTGACAAGCAACGCTGCGACCCGATATTCGCATTCGTATTCGATGGCGTATTATTCGTATTCGCATAAACGAACCCCGCATTCGCGTCATTATTCGCATTACCGCTGAACAGAACACCACGACAAAGGACAACCCTTTAATATCTCTTTTTGAAAGGCGGGGCGGCTTTGTTGCCGCCCTACCTTTTGAAGTTCCACATCATCCCGTCATGCGGCAAGGATGATTTCGATTTTGCGCTTCGCGCCGATTACGCCGCCGGGATAAAGCAAAGCCGCGACCCGAAATTCGCATACGCATCCGCAGGCGCATTATTCGTATTCGCACAAACGAACCCCGCACTCGCGTCATTATACGCAAGACCGCCGAACAGAACACCACGCGTTGCGCTTCCGCTTCCTGGGATGTTTGTATAGAAGTTATCGCAAAAATAAGTTGTCGAACCGCCGCCGATTGACAACGGCATGATTTCGCCATACTCACCAAGGATGACTTCTTTCACATAGCCATTCGAACGGGGCAAGTCGCCGCGATAGTCGTAATTTGCGGAAATGCTTGAAGCAAAGTTCGCCGGATTGTCGCATACATAGAACATGGACACGCCGCCCGCCGCTTCACTCTGAATGTTGCACAAACAACCGTCAGTCCATTTCCAAATATGACCGAACGGGTTTTCAACGCCGCGATATGATGGAACGGAAACAACCGTTGCATTGGTGTCATATCCGCCCGCTTCAAGGGTATAGTCAACGCAACCCGTGTGATTGCCAAGACTGTTTGTTGTTCCGCAAGGAACGAAAGGATTGTAACCGTTAAAGGTATTCCATTTTGAGTCGTTCAAGGTAGTAACACCCGCGCCAAGACCGCCTTGATGGTAGCCGTTGGCATCCAATGCGGCGTTGAATGATGCTTGCGAATTGAAATTGCAATACTCGATTGCAAAGAACCACCAAAGTTCCTTGTGCAACTGATAGACGTTGCAGTTCCATTCAGTCGAACGTCCCTGGCGCGCATAAGCGCGGAAGTTCGTCAACGAAATGTTTGTTGCCGGGCGACCAAGCAAAGTTTTGTTGGTTTCATCCCAACCGGAAGTGTTGTTTCCGCCGCGATAGTCTGCATCCATGTTGACAACAGACATCAAAGTGTTCGTTGAACGCTGCACGGTTGCTTCATACGCGGAAATATACGCCTTGTTCCACTTGTGGAATCCTGGCAACTCCTGGGTTGAAATCAATGCACGGCGTTTTGTGCCGTCCATTTCGAAACGCGCATAACATTCGGGCAACTCGACCATGACTTGACCGTCTGCACCGGAAAGGTTTGCCGCCGCGCCGTTGTCGCGCTTCGTTGAATCGTTGGCGTTCAAGTAGTAGTTCACCGTTCCATCGGTTTTCAGAACACAACGGCGGATAAGTGACTGCACGGGCAATTCCGCGTGAAGTTCCGCTTTTCCGATACGCGTTGGCACGGGATTGGACACGGTTGTGTCCCATTCGATTCCATAATAGAAATCATAAGCAAATTCGGGCTTTGTGTTGCCCATTCCAATGATAAGTCCCATTTTAGTAACCAAATTTTAAGTTAAGACTTGACAACGATGTTGCCTTGATACATTTCACGATTTCGGGATTCCAACCACAATCGAACTTCGTTGTGATGGTTTCGCCGTCCGGCATCCCGGCAAGTTGCACTTCAAGCACAACCGGGGTTGAACCGTCATTTTTGATGTTGAACGGTTGCCCGTCTGCAAGACTGAAATCGCCCTGGGTGATGTCGCCGACAACTCCCATGATTCCGACTTGTGCGGACACCATTTCGCCGCTTCTTGTAATCATATTCGATTCATTTTTAAATTTAACACATGCAAAAGTAATGATTTTGTGTCATAGTGATACACACTTGTTGATAACTGAATCATAACTTTCGCGTTCACTCACCATCGGCGGGCGTTGGTTCATCCTGGATTTCCCAAGATTGAACCAATATCCCGTCAACGATTTCAAGCCTTTCAACAACGACCTTTCCCGGTTCGGGCGTTGGTTGTTCGCTTGCCACAAAGTCGATGAACCCGGAATTTCTCAACTCTGTTAGATATTCGCCCGCCCGCGTGTCAACGCAACGCAAGTCAAGCGGTTCGCCTGGCGTGTATTTTGCCAATAGAATTTGTTGCACCATATCAATTTCGATGTTGTATTATCATGTAACCACCATTATAATAGCGCAAGACAAGAATGTCGCCTTTTGCCATGTCAATGTATGAATGCGCACCACCATCATTGTTGTAGATTTGCGCACCCGTGCTTGAACGGACGCGGATTGTGTTCGGCATATCGCGGTCACACACAATTTCAATGTCAAAAGTGACATTTGCATTCGAAACGGCTGAATCAACACTTGATTTTGTCGGCAAATCAATGCCAAGCAAAGAACTTTGATTGTCCGTGAAATGGAACTTGTGCGTAAGTTGGAAATATGAACGAATGATGTCCGTGTATGCTCTGCCGATGTAGCCTTTTTCAAACAACGCTTGCTTTCCTACACCGAAAATGTTTCCGCGAACATCAAGTGCCTTTGGATGATACCAATATTCCATCGAACCGTCCCCGGCTTCACACTTGATGAACGCCGCCGTTCCCATTACATAGTTGTCACCAACCAATTCAATGTCCAGGCAATTGTCATATCCAATCCAATTCAAATCACCCATCGCCGCAAGAACCTTTGTTCCGCTTCTTTCACGGCGGAATCGGATATTGCCATTCGTCAACGAAAGCCCCTCACCGCTTGAATAAGAATTTTCGCCGCCGATGCGTCCCTGGTTGATGGCAAAACCACCAATCGAACCCGTGATGGCTTTTATTACGCCCTCAACGGTCGCTTTCGTCATTACGACCGAACCGTCTTGCATGACACGATAAGGCGCGGTTGCTCTGTTTTCAAACGATGCACCCGCCCAAAAACGTATTGATTCGGCGGTCGTTCCGTTTCCGGTCATACCCGCAAGGATGCTTTGGTTGTCGCCCGCAACCTGGATTGTTCCGGATGTGACAATTCCGCCGTCAATGGTTGTCTTGGTGTTGTCATAGTTGACCGCAACAACCCAATCATTCACGTTGTATGATTGTCCGGATGCCTTGGCGGTTGCACAACGGCGCAATTCTTGCCCGTTGACCCACAAGTCGCCAATGTCATAAGGCGGATATGGTGTCACAACGAAAACGCGGCGTTTTCCGTCCGCCGTATCTTTCGCGGCGGCTGCATTGGTGTACGCGTCAATCGCCTTTTGGTCGTGAATCTCAACCCATTCGTAACTTGAAGAATATCGCTTCAACAAATTCGTTGTATTACTGAACCACATGTCGCCAACGTGCTTTGCCTTGATTGCGTCCGTTGTCCAGTCGGTCGCCGGGTCGGATGTCTGAAACCAGGTTTCAATCTTGCCGTCAATCTGATTGGTCAAATTGGCAACGGTGTCAGAATATGCACCATTTATGAACGTTGTCAATGCCGTGTTGTCGGTGTACTTCGATGCCTTTTCCCAATCGCTTGAAGAATATGCACCCGTTTCCCTTGCAGTCTTGCAACGCATGATGTCGCCGGATGAACCTTGAACCCATAAGTCGCCGACTTCATAAGGCGTGTACGGCGTTGACGTGAAGATGCGGCGTTTTGTCCTGGCAAGTGCCAAGGCATCGTTCGCAAGTGCCAACGCTTGTGCAACCTCTGCATCTGATAGTTGTTGCCACTTATATACGTTGTTTTCCTTGACAAAGCGGAAAACCGCGCCCGTGTCCGTATTATAGAACAAATCGCCAAGGTGTGCTTCTTTCAACGCGGTTGTTGTCCATGTGCTTGCCGGGGCGTTGTTCAATGTCGGGTCGTATT